CTTTGGATCGTAAAATAAATCTTAATGCTTCAATATGATGAAAATAGTAGAATTAATTTTAGATGAGAATGACGAGTTGAATGGCATAGAAGCTATCAGTATTGTTGAAAAACCTGCAATAGAGGAAGATTTTGTTGCTTTAAAAGATGAGCAAGAAATCGAATTAAAAAAGATTGATGAGGAAAAGAGGATTCTTCTCGGACCAATTTTGATACCAAACAAACCAATATTGCGAAAAGGGAAAGAAGATAATTACTACATATACTTCTCAAGAGATACTGTAAGAAAAGCATCGGAATTATATCTCAAGAATGGAAATCAAGGCAAAAGTACACTTGAACACGAACATTCAATTAATGGCCTAACCCTTGTTGAATCGTGGATTGTTGAAGATCAAAAGAAAGACAAAAGTCAATTGTACGGAATGGACGTTCCACTTGGAACTTGGATGGGAACAATACGAGTTGATAATCAAGATATTTGGGATCAATACGTAAAGTCAGGAAAGGTAAAAGGATTTTCAATTGAAGGATATTTTGCAGACAAAAGTGAGCAACCTCAAGAGAAAGGAATTAAGGACAAATTATCAGAGATCGAGGAAGATGATCGGAAATACTTAATTAAGTCCTTAAAAAACCTTTTAAGTGGCAATAGACAGGAGTTAGAAAGCTTTTCAGATTATCCGGAGGGAGTTCGTAATAATGCAAAAAGAGGAATTGAATTAAACGAGAAGGTTGGAAACAAATGCGCAACGCAGGTGGGAAAAGTTCGTGCAAGGCAGTTGAGCAAGGGAGTTGGTTTGACAGTACCCACGATAAAGAGGATGCATTCATACCTTTCAAGAGCAGAAACTTATTACGATCCAAACGATTCAAAAGCTTGTGGAACAATCAGCTATTTGCTTTGGGGTGGCTTGGCCGGTAAAAGGTGGGCGCAATCAAAACTAAAGGAACTTGGAGAACTTGAGTTGGAATCAAAAGTGATAAGTGATTCTCTTGCAATTATAGATGACAGACTTGCATACTCTTCAAAAGAGATGGCAATGAAAGCTTCCGAAGATATTGGTTGCGAAGGGTTGCATACTCACGAGTTCGAAGGCAAAACTTGGTATATGGCTTGTGAAGAGCATAAACTTAAAAAATCTCCTTGTTGGGAAGGTTATCGTCAAGATGGATATAAGATGAAAGGCGGCAAGCGTGTACCAAATTGTGTCAAAGCAACAGAAGAAATGGCAAAGGTTGGAAAACGTGGTGGAGTTGTGCCAAGCAAAAAAGCCCCAAAGTCAGGAACAAAAAACCCAAAACCAAAAGGAAAAGGATCGGCCAAAGGAACAGCAAAAGGAAAGACCGGTGCAAAACCAACAGCAAAAGACAGAGCAACACTTCAAAAAAAAGCTGATGAGTTTAATAAAAAATACAAAGAGAAACTTGGATATGGAGTAACGGTTGGTCAGTTGGCATCAGTTTATCAAAGAGGACTAGGTGCGTTCAATACATCTCACTCTCCAAATGTAAGTTCAGCTTCTCAATGGGCATTTGCACGTGTTAATGCTTATTTGTATTTAATCAAAAACGGCAGGCCACAAAATCCAAAGTATATCAACGATTATGATTTGCTTCCAAAAAAACACCCAAAAAATAGTAAATGAAATATCCAATACCACAAAATAAAAAAAGAGGATGTCTTTGTAGAGATAATGAAACGTATTCAGTTGAATGCTGTGGCGAAGATTATTTCAACCAAGGTGTTGGAAGTGTAACAGGAAATTTTGTGGATGGAGTTTTTCAGGATTCTTCAGGGACAGTAAATCAAACGGACACAGAAAGGTCGATAATAAACGTAAGTGAAACTACGACAATTGCTCCGACCACAACAGCTTCCCCAACAACAACAATAGCAGCAACTACAACGATTGCTCCGGCTACGACAACTACTATCGCTCCAACAACCACTTTAGCACCAACAACTACGACAACGACAACGATTGCCCCTACAACGACTACAACAACTACAACCGCACCAACAACGACCACTACAACAACTACGACCACAACTACAACAGCAACACCAACTACAACTCTTGCTGCATATACTTGTTCAAATGTTGGAAGCGAAACAATTTATATAGGAGCAGGTGGAAGTTATACAGCTTCATTCTCAAGCGGAATCCTTCATACAAGCGCAAGCCCATCTTCGTTTGCAAGTAATACAACACTTGCCGATATTCAAAGAACGGCTACTTTTGGATTTACAGCCCCAAGCGGATATACAAACTCTGGAAACCCAATAACTGGTTGTAGCTTTAATGCTTATCAGCCAAGTAAAACAAAATTATATCAAACAAATATTCTTTCAGGGGAGAGAACTTGGAGGTTTACAATCAAGGGTTCAAATGTTCCGGACACTTCGACAACAACAATAGATTTAGCTGTAACAGGAAGAGTTCAGTTTTTTGGGTATGCAAGACCAACAGTTGTAAGTGGTGACTCGTCAGGAATTACTTGGACAGAATCATCAGCCCTTTACCTTACAGTTGGTTTTAGCACAAGCACAGTTTCTGTTACACACAGATCAGATACTGAGTTTACATCAATACAAACAGATACCGGAAACATATCGAAATTCATATCAATCTTAGCAACTGATTCTTCTGGATCTTCAATTTCTGCAATATCAGCTTCGGGGGTTAACAAAGCGGTATCAGAATACACAACTAATCAGCAGTCAGGAACTTTGATAAATATTCAAAAATCAAATGCTCAAGGATATAACATAGCTACGAATGTTTTCTCACCCATAGCTGATGGATATTATTGTCAAAGAAATCAAAACGAACAGATTAGAGTACAAAGCGGAATAATTACTGAATATTCTTCGATTACCTAAAGTTCAAAATGCAAACTTTTTTAAGAGTTTCGTTACATAAGTATGAAAAATACAAAAAATATGTTAAACGAAATCAGAACCCTTCTTGGGGTTGAGGAGCAGGAAACTATTCTTGCAAAACTCAATCTTGAGAATGGCACTATTTTAGAATCGGAAGATTTTAAAAATGGAAGTGACGTATTCATATTGACAGAAGATGAGAAAGTCGCATTGCCTGTTGGTGAATATGAACTCGAAGATGGTCGGTTTTTGGAAGTGGCAGAAGAAGGAGTAATTTCCGAAATCAAAGCTGAAAAAGAAGAAGCCAAAGACGAGGAAGAAGAAAAATCAGATGACAAGGAAGAAATGGCCTATGCAACAAAAGAAGAACTTGCTGAAGTTGTATCTATGGTTCAAGAAATCAAGTCTATGATTGAAAAAATGGGAGACAAAAAAGAGGACGAAAAAGAAGAAGAGGAAGAAATGGCTGAATTGAAAGAAAACCTTTCAGAAGCTTCTGCTGATCCAATCAAACATTCTCCAGAAAAAACAACTGAAACAAAATTTAACCTTTATTCACAAAAAAGACCTTTAACAACTTTTGATCGAGTTATGGAAGGTATATCACAAATTAATTAAAATGGCAACAACAACTTCAATTACAACCACATATGCAGGAGAGTTTGCAGGTCAATACATCTCCAAAGCACTTCTTTCAGGCGATACAATCGCACAAGGAGGGATCACTGTAAAACCAAACGTAAAGTTTAAAGAGGTAATCAAGAAAGTAGATACCAACGCAATTGTCAAAGACGCAACTTGCGATTTCGATCCTACTTCAACAGTAACTCTAACCGAAAGAATTTTACAACCGGAATATCAGCAAGTCAATTTGCAACTATGTAAGTCAGACTTTCAAAGTGACTGGGAAGCAATCTCAATGGGATTATCTGCTCACCAATCATTACCAAAAAACTTTTCAGATTTCCTAATTGCTCACGTTGCAGCTAAAGTTGCACAAAGAACAGAGCAAAGCATTTGGGCTGGAGACACTTCAAGCAACGGACAATTCAACGGATTGACAACTCAAATCGCTCTTGATGCTGGTTTACCTGCTGCTCAAGAAGTAGCCGGAACAACTGTAGATGCGAGCAACGTAATCGCTCAACTTGGAAGCATTGTAGATGCTGTTCCTTCAACAATTTACGGAAGTGAGGATTTGTTTATGTATGTATCTTCTAACATCGCAAGAGCCTATATCAGAGCATTGGGTGGATTTGGTGCATCAGGTCTTGGAGCAGCCGGTACAAATAACCAAGGTACTCAATGGTTTAACAACGGAAGCTTGTCTTTTGATGGAGTAAAAATCTTTGTCGCTCAAGGACTTGCTGACAACACAGCAGTAGCTGCTGAAAAGTCAAACATATATTTTGGAACTGGTCTTTTAGCTGATCACAACGAAGTAAAAGTTATTGATATGGCTGACCTTGATGGAAGTCAAAACGTAAGAGTTGTAATGAGATTTACAGCAGGTGTACAATACGGAATTGTAGATGACATCGTAACTTACGGAATCACTAACTCAGCAAATTAATCATTAATCAGATAGGGGAGGGGAAACTCTCCCTCATCTTAAAACATCACTTATGGCTTGTACATTATCGCTTGGGAGGAAAGAACCCTGCAAAGATACAGTCGGTGGGATTAAAAACGTTTACTTTGTTGATTTTGGAGGACTCGGAACCGTTACGGAAGTTAACGATGAGGTCACAAACTTAACAGGAGATGGATCAAACAATCTTACTGCTTACAAATATGAATTAAAAGGTGCCAACAGTTTTGAACAGACTGTAAATGCATCAAGAGAGAACGGTACAGTTTTCTATGAGCAAACGCTTAATATCAATTTGAAAAAATTATCAAAGGAAGATAACCAAGAATTGAAACTATTAGCTTTTGCAAGACCACACGTTGCTGTTGAAGATTATAATGGCAATGTGATGTTGATGGGATTAGAACACGGAGCGGACGTTTCTGGAGGGACAATTACCACAGGAGCAGCGATGGGCGATTTGTCAGGTTATACTATGACATTAACTGCTCAAGAAAGGAAGCCTGCAAACTTTATGGCATCAGATACAATTGATGCGGATTTCCCATTTAGCGTAACAGATTACGCAGGATTATCAGGAACAATAAGCATAACAGAAGGAACAAATTCCTAATTCTTTTTTCATTGTTCGAAGAGGGGTGTCAGAAATGATGCCCTTTTTTTTTATTAAAAAATTTTGATAAGTCAAGAATATTTCGGATATTAGTGGAAATGATTAACTTAAAAAATCGAAAAATGGAAAACGTAAAAAGACAAAAAAGAAAAGTTGGAGTTGCTGGTGGATTTATCAATCAGATGATGGGCAACAATTCATCAATCCCCGTGGTCGGTGAAGGTGCAACAGAATTAATGTATTCGGATAGACATCCTTATGAAGTTGTTAAAGTTTCAGACGATGGAAGTTCTTGTGAAATTAGAGAAATGGATTATGAATTTATCGGATCAGGTTATGGAGATGAAAGATACAAGTTGAAAAGCAATCCTTCAGGTTTTAAAAAGACATTAGAATGGAACGAGAGAAAAGGTTGCTGGTGTTACATTACTTATTCTGTTGAAATTATAAAATCATTGGACAGGAAATTAACAAAGCAATTTGGAATGTGGAGTGTTCTTGATAATTTGCCAAACGGAGTTACTAAAAAGGATATATATAATGAAAATGGAGAGGGGTTTAAATTGATCGAAGGAGTTACCAAAAGATACAAAAACAGAAATAAAATTTCAATATATTTTGGTCAGGCTGAAAAATACCAAGATCCACATTTTTAAAAATCTGACAAAGTTCAAAGGTACACTATCAGAGAAAAGAGGGGCAGCAGAAATGTTGCTCTTTTTTTTTGCAATTATTTAAACTATCTTCGTTATATAGATATGAAGATTTTGACAACAAGCACTTCAAACCAAACAATCAAGGTTGTGCCAAGAGAATATGTTACGACAGCTTCGTTGGTTTTAAGAGACGATACAACAAACACAGAAACCACAGATAGTGTTACTCCAACAACAATTGGAGACTATTTACAAATAGAAAATGCATACACTTTGAAGGAAAGCAGGTTTTATGATCTTACTTTAAAAAATTCCGGTGGCTCTGTGATTTACAAGGACAAAGTTTTTTGCACAGATCAAACAGTCGATCAAAGCACAAACAATTATTATTCAGTTAATGATTCTGTTTATACCACAGACACAACATACGATGACGATTACATTTTACTATGAAAGATATTTCGATTGTAAACTTAAATAGTTACACAACTCCAAAGGTAATTGAATACCGAAACAAAGAATGGATTTCCTATGGAGAGCAAAACGATTATTTTCAGCACTTGATTGATCGTTACAACGGAAGCCCAACAAACAACGCAATCATTAACGGCCTTTCTGATATGATCTATGGCGATGGATTAGATTCAACAGATTCGTCAAGAAAGCCGGAGGAATATGCCAAGGCACTTTCTCTTTTCACAAAAGACTGTGTGAGAAAACTTGTTTATGATCTTAAATTGATGGGGCAATGTTCAATGCAGCTTATTTATTCAAAGGATAGAAAAACAATTGCAAAGGTTGAGCATTTTCCGATAGAAACATTAAGGGCAGAAAAAAGCAATGATGATGGAGAAGTCGAAGCTTATTATTATCATCCAGATTGGTCAAAGGTAAAACCAAACGACAGCCCAAAAAGAATACCGGCTTTTGGTACTTCAAAAGAAAACATTGAAGTTTTGGTTGTAAAGCCTTATCGTGCTGGATTTTATTACTTCTCTCCTGTTGATTATCAAGGTGGACTTCAATATTCAGAACTTGAAGAAGAAATTGCAAACTACCATATCAACAACATTCAAAATGGATTAGCACCTTCAATGCTCATAAACTTTAACAATGGAATTCCAAGTGACGAGGAAAGGGAAATGATCGAGCAAAGAATCTACAAGAAGTACTCAGGAACTTCTAATTCTGGAAAATTTATACTTGCATTTAACGATAGTGCTGATCAAGCTGCAAACTTACAAACTGTTGAATTATCAGAAGCGCACGCACAATATGAGTTCCTTTCAAACGAAGCATCAAGAAAAATACTTGTAAGTCATAGGATCGTCTCTCCGATGCTTTTTGGCATAAAGGATCAGACTGGCCTAGGTAATAACGCAGACGAGCTTAAAACAGCTTCTATTTTGACTGACAACGTTGTGGTAAGACCATTCCAAAGATTATTGATTGATGCGTTTGATCAAGTCTTGGCTTTCAACGGAATTTCAATTAACCTTTATTTCAAAACATTACAACCACTTGAGTTTGTTGATGTTGATAATATTGCAGACAAAGAAACAAGAGAAGAAGAAACTGGAGTAAAAGAAAATCTTACAGCTTTATCATTGTACGAAGCAGAAGATTGGTTGGAACACTTAAAAGATGTTGGCGAAGATGACTTTGACGAAGAAGAATACGAATTGATAGATTCTGAAATTGTTGATGATGAGGAACCGGAAGATTTTGATGTTGAAGAATATCTGAATGGGATAAAATTATCTGCAAATCAAAAGTCAAAAATTGATGACAAGTTCTACAAGGTGCGTTATAAGTATGTGAAAGGAACAAAAAGAAGCCCAAAGAGTGACAGTAGATTGTTTTGTTCAAAAATGCTGAGAATAGGCAAGTTGTACCGAAAGGAAGATATTATCAGAATGGAAAAAGATGGTGTCAATAAAAGCCACGGACACAAAGGGGAAGCTTACTCAATATTTAAGTACAAAGGTGGTGTAAATTGTCATCATAGATGGGAAAGAAGAATATACAAGAAAAGAAAAAAAGTTGATGGATCACCTTATGGTGGAAGCCCATTGACTGGAACAAAGTTTGTGAACGTAAATCAAGCTGTGCGAGAAGGATTTAAACTTCCGAAACAACCTACTGAAGTTTCAGTTGCACCGGTTGATATGCCGGATCAAGGACATCACCCAAATTGGAGACCATAATGGCAACAGCATTATTTATTAAAAGATCGGACTTAGTTAAGAACTCAATTATTGATGGCAACGTTGATACTGATGATTTCATTCATTACATAAAGATTGCTCAAGAGATTCACATTCAGAACTTTCTTGGAACAAAGCTTTATAACAAGATTTCAGCAGACATAATTGCAAGCAGTTTATCGGGAGCATATCAAACTTTGATTAATAATTACGTTCAGGATATGTTGATTTTTTATGCAATGGTTGAGTATCTTCCATTTACGGCTTACAAGATCAAAAATGGTGGAATATTCAAGCATACAAGCGAATCGGGGGAGGTTCCTTCAAAGAGTGAAATTGATTATCTTGTGAACAAATATCGAGATAAAGCTGAATATTATACAAGAAGGATGATCGATTACGTTACATTTAATATAAGCAGTTTTCCGGAATACAACACAAACAACAACGAAGATGTTTATCCGGACAAAGATAGCTTGTTTCAAGGTTGGGTTTTATGACATATATACCGAAAGATAAAAATATACAGAAACTAAAAAAATATTTAGAGTATGCCAAGTCCAATAAGCAATTGGTACGGAAACAACACAATAAGTTGGGGAAGTAGCTATTCAGAAAGTTACTGGGGAAATGCAAATGAAGCAAATTCGTGGGGTATTATTTATCCTGCAATTGCCGGTGGTTCTTCCTTGACAGTAGATACAAGCATAATTAAAGCAGACAGCACAAGAATAACAGTTGATCAAACAGAAATTTAAATAAAATGGCAAAACAAGTAATTGGAGTTGGAGCAGAAGCCAACGATGGAAATGGCGATAACCTAAGAAATGCTTTCATCAAAGTCAATGATAATTTTACAGAACTTTATGATGATGATGCAGGTGACGTAAGCAGTATAATTGCAGGAACAGGAGTAAGCGTAGATCAAGGAACCGGAAATGTAACAGTTACAAATTCTGCGCCTGATCAAACTGTGGCCTTAACTGGAGGAACAGGTATCAGTACAAGCGGAACATATCCAAGTTTTACAATCACAAATGACTCTCCCAATGCTACACACACAGGAGATGTTACAGGTGCAACAGCACTAACAATTGCAAATGATGCAGTTGATGGGGATAAAATTGCCGATGATTCAATAGATAGCGAACATTATGTTGATGGCTCAATTGATACTGCACACATTGCTGATGATGCTGTAACCGCAGATAAGTTGGCAAATTCAATTAATACGGAGATTGCTGCTAATACAGCAAAAACAGGAATTACCTCAACTCAAGCATCAGCTATCACAGCTAACACAGCTAAGACATCCAACGCAACCCATACTGGTGATGTAACCGGAGCAACTGCATTAACAATCGCAAGTCAAGCTGTAACAACTGCAAAAATAGCAGACAACAATATTACGTATCCAAAACTTTCAGGAACATTTACTTCTAAAACCACAATCACAACTTTAGATGGAACTGTTACTTTTGACTGTGATGCATCTTCACTATTTCAGCTTTCGGGGGACTTAATGGGAACATTTACAATAGTACTTGATGGATATACAGTAGGTCAGGTAATCACAATTTTTCCAATTAAGGGAAGTGAAACTGTAAATTTATCTGCTCAAGGTGCAGGAACAAATGTTTTCAATAAGATCGGCGGAGATTACAATGATGATGGTTCAACAAGCAACGTGCTTCAAATAGAATGCGTAGATGCTTCTGCAGTAAGTCCAGTTTTCTTTTATTCAGTTGCTGAATTTACAGAAGCTTCATCTGATATATAGATTATGGGATTAAACAAAAGAATTTTACAGTTTGGATCTGCAACCCCTGACCCAGTTGATATAAGTGTTCGAGCCTTGATTATTGGAGGAGGTGGCGGAGGTGGTACACCGGGCGAAGCCGGTTCACACCCATACTTGTCTAGAGGTGGGGGCGGAGGTGGTGCCGGAGAGTTTTTAGATCGAGCATCACAAACAATAACAACACAGTCAAATTATACGATAACCGTTGGCGCAGGCGGAAACAAAGGTTCAAATGGAAGTGCTTCAAACTTTTCAAGTGCTGGTGCCCAAGCTTCTACTTTTAATTACAACTGCCGAGGGGGTGGACGTGGTGCAGGAGCAGGAGGTGCTTTAACTGGAGGATCAGGTGGTGGTGGAGCATCACTTTACAGAACGTCAGGAGCAGGAGCAACAAGAGATGAAGCTGCTTTTGGATCAAGAGCAAACTCAGGAGGTAATGGAAATGTTCCGCCATCCGGTGGGCCATATAACTACAAAGGTGGTGGAGGTGGAGGTGCAGGCTCTGCGGGAGTTAGTGCTAATTCAGGAGCCGGTGGAAGTGGTTATGCTTCTACTGTAACAGGATCATCTGTAACGTATGCCGGTGGTGGTGGTGCTGGAGCAGTTTCAGGAAGTGGTGGAAGCCCCGGAATAGGTGGATCAGGCGGTGGTGGTAACGGATCAAATTGCTGTGGTACTGGTGGTACAGGATCAGCAAACACAGGAAGTGGTGCAGGTGGTGCAGGATCAGCAAGCTTCTCTCAGGGAGGTACCGGAGGGTCAGGAGTTGTGATTTTAAAATACCCTGATACACACTTTATTACAGTTGATGCAAATTTGACAAGCAGTACAACAACAATTAGTGGTGGATTTAAAGTAACCACATTCACAGCAGGAACAGGAACAATAATTTTCGGATAAAATAATATGGCACATTACGCTTTTTTAGATAAAAACAATATTGTTGTAGAAGTAATCGTTGGAGTTGATGAAGGCTCTCAAGGAAGAACAATAGAGCAAATTGAGGAATCTTACGCATCCTTTAAAGGGTTGCAATGCAAAAAAACATCATACAACACAATTGGTGGAGAACATACTTTAGGTGGAACTCCTTTCAGAAAAAATTATGCAGGAATTGGAGATACTTATGATGAATCGAGAGATGCTTTTATCTCACCCAAACCTGAAAATCGTGATAGTTGGACTTTAAATGAGGAAACTTGTTTGTGGACAGCACCAGTTGAACACCCAGGCGGTGATGAAAGGTACGTTTGGGATGAGGAAAACCTTGAATGGGTTAAATTTCAAGAAGTAACAGGTATAGAAATCGTACCGTAATTGAAAAAAAGTTACTATGGAAGATATGAAGATATTCGGATTATACGCAATGAATCTTTTTGCTTTGGCCTTTAGCATTTCGGAATTAAACGCATACTTACAAATGTTTGTGATGCTGTCAACTTTGATATTCACCTTGATTCAAATAATAAAAGCCCTTAAAAAATGAAAATGCCCACAAATGGAGTAGCCAAAGACATTCGACATTTTGCAGGATCTCTGCTTGTCTTTTTCTTGGTTATTGTAATTTTGTTTTATCTAACTAAATATCAGATACCAAAAGAGAATGCTCAAATAGTAAATACCTTAATTGGTATGATCGCAGCTTCGATTGCAATGGTAATCAGTTCAATTACTGGAAGAAATCCGGATGATCTTCAAGCGGCCAAAAAAGAAATTGGTGGTTTAAAAATGAAGGTTGATACTTTGGTGGATCAAAAAGATCAATTAGAGGGAATGCTTATCAAGGTTCAAGACGATATGATTGACAGATTAATGATTGCAAAGGCACTTCAATATGATGATTGTGGAAAAGCAAATTGCGGTTGTAAAAATAAAAACAAAAATGCTTGAACATTTTAAATATGAGGAATTTGATTCTCCAGACTTGCCTAATAGTGGCAGGGCTAATATGGACGCTGACTTTCTTAGAATGCTCGATAACGCAAGGGGGATTGCTCGTGTACCCTTCAAAATCAATTCAGGATTCAGAACTGAAGAACATAATGAAAAAGTTGGAGGTGTCAAGAAATCAAGCCATATCAAAGGAAAAGCAGTTGATATTGCAGTTTCCTCATCAAGAGATAGATGGAACATATTACAAGCCTTGCAAGAAGCTGGATTTAATAGATTTGGACTTGCCAAAACCTTTATCCACGTTGATAATGACGAAGAAAAGTCACCTAATGTCATTTGGACTTACTAACACAGTTGGATCAACAACAACAATTAAATAATGTTCAAATTTATTTTAGGACTGCTTGGTGGAGGAAATAGTGGAAAAACTCCAGTTGGAAATCTTGCTTGGGAAATAAGAGAAGCAATCAAGGGAAAGGAACTTGATCCTAAAGAATTAATCGAATTACAGACTGAAATCAACAAAGCCGAAGCACAACATAGATCGTTGTTTGTTGCCGGTTGGAGACCAAGTGTTGGATGGGGTTGCTCATTAGCTTTCTTTTATCACTTTGTTATCTTCCCAATAATCAAAACAATTTTTCCAGATCAAGAATTTCCGGAATTGGAAACAGAGCCTTTGTTCACAGTCTTGATGGGTATGCTTGGTCTTGGTGGTTTAAGAACATATGAGAAGTTAAAAGACAAAACAAGATAACTTCCCCTTATATTTAAGAATATAATATAATTAAGATTATCATATAATCTAGATTATATTGTTTTTTTTTGTTTAATTTTAAAATCCAATAAATGTCAGAAGAAATGAGAATTAGGAACCTCGCAGAAAAAATTGCAAAAGATTTTGCATTATCAGTAAGAGAAAGAACAGACCTTTTACTTGAACTCGATGCAAATCAATACACGAATCTTGGCATAGATTCTTTAAAGAGTGAAAAGAGCAAAGTCAAGACAGATTCAAAATTCATTTACAAACAAATCAAAGGGATAGATGAGCCAACCGGCAAGCTTCTCTTGAACCATTTAGATGGCTAAATCAAAAAAACCCATTAAAAGCAAACTTGTTAAGAAACTTGATATAGTTTTCTCAAGATGGGTTAGATTGTCAAATTCAGATCATAAAGGTTATTGTGAATGCGTCACCTGTAACAAAAAAGTTCATTGGTACGAAATTCAAGCAGGACATTTTATGTCACGCAGACATTATTCAACAAGGTGGGATCACGAAAACGTAAAACCTCAATGCAAGGCCTGTAACATCTTTGGTCAAGGCAAACAGTACGAGTATTCGATTTACTTAGGAAAGTCTGTCTCAGACGATCTATTGACCAAATCAAGGCAGTTAGTCAAGTATTCAGTTGCTGACTTGCAAAATATGATTGATCACTACACAAATGAACTCAAGGCTTTGGAATATTGAAAAAAGATCATTATGTTTGTCTTGTATTTCATAAATACTTTTAGTTATTCATTAGCATCTTGAGGGAGGTCAATCTAAATGGCTTCCCTCTTTTTTTTGGTAAATCAAATAATTTTTTTATTTTTGGGATAAATGAATAACAATTTACAAATGGACTCACTTAAAATTTCTTTTAACGAAAGATTCTGGTCGGGCTATTCTGACCAAAAACTGCAAAGTATTATTGCAGATGATTCGTTCCTTGATTCTTACAGGAATGATGCGAGAAAAGAACTAACTAAACGACATACCAACGATGACTTATAAAGAAGATTTGTTGAGACTGCACAAAGCAGAGATCGTTGCCTTACGTGGCAAGGTGCAAGAATTAGAAGCTAAACTAGAACTATTTAATCAAGAACAATGGAAAGAAAGACAGGAACGATAAAAATGTTCCAACCTGCGATGCCACCAACTTATGTTGGACACGGAGGAAAAACTATGAACTCTTGGATGGTAACTATGGAGGATGGAAATCAATATAAGTTTTCATCAATCGGTGATTTTAAATACCAACCCGGAACAAGAATCGGCTTTGATGTCGATATGAACAACAACTATGCAGTCAAAGTTGCAAAAAACGTAGACAACCTTGACCAACCAAAACCACCAGTTGCAAGTTTCAGCAATATGAGTGCGGGAAAAGGATCAAAGGATGATTTTATTTTGTTGCAAGTATGCTTCAAAGAAGTTATGCAGGCCTTTGCCAAAGACTATGAGCATTTAGTATTAACCAAAACAGAAGAATATTACGATGGAATTAAAGCAATCTACAACAGAAAACAAGGAATCTAACGTTGAAATGTTGGATTCAATACGACTGTTTCCACCCGGTAAAAATGCACCGGATTACGCAATTGGAGACTTGGTTGTGTCAATTGACAAACTAGAAAAAGAGATTTCTAAAATGAAAGAATTTGCTGACACAAAAGGTCAAACAAGATTTCAAGTTAGAAGATCTAAAGGTGGTAATCTGTACAGCGTTTACAATGATTATTACAAGAACCAAAAGGCAGTTGATTCAAAGGGTCACTCTCCCGATAGAGGTGGTGATGATGATTTGCCTTATTAATTTTTTTGTTTGATAACTCCCCCCTTAATTGGGGGGTTTTTTTATATTTGGATATGCTAATTGAATTTAATGATGAAATACAAAAGATTCGAGATGTCAGAAATGGCAAGATTCGTGAAGGTTTTAAACTGGAAGTTCCTGAGATTGACGAACATTTTCGGTTCAAAAAAGGCAATTTCAATATTGTTTTGGGTCACGCTAATGTTGGTAAAACTTCTGTTGTTTTATATCTTATGCTCTTACATAGTCTTAAAAATGGTCTTAGATGGCTTGTTTTTAGCAGCGAGAACGATCCTTACACCCTGATCAAAAAGCTAATTGAGTTTTTAGAACAGAAACCAATCAACAAGATTCAAGATTCAGAATTTGACAGTAGGCTTGACTTTATCAATAGTCACTTCAAGTTTATATCAAACGAAGAAATCTATGATTGGAAAGCATTGAAAGGACTTGCACAGGCTGTTAAGAATGCTTGGGATTATGATGGATTTATAATTGATCCTTATAACTCTCTCACAAAAAAGCTTGACAAGGGGATGAATGGACACGAGTATGATTATAATGTAACCACAGAGATGAGAATGTTTTGTAAAAAGAACAACGTTTCGATTTGGTTATGTGCTCACGCTGCCACAGAAGCTTTAAGAAAAAAGCACCCCCAAAACCACGATTATTATGATCACCCTATCCCACCTATGGCAAGTGATATTGAAGGCGGCGGTAAGTTTGTGAATCGTGCTGATGACTTCTTGGTTGTGCATCGATACATATATCATCCGGTTGAATGGATGTTCAGTTTTATTCACGTAAGAAAGGTTAAAGACATTGATACCGGCGGACGCCCTACCTCAATTGATCAGCCGATTGTTTTGAAATCACTTGTTAATAATGTAGGTTTTAAAATAAATGATGTATCTTTAATACCAAAGCCTAATCGAGAACAAGCCGATTTGCCTTTTTAACCTATGGATTTTAATTTTCAAATTGTACCAGTTCACGGTTTATCGCTTGGTGTGATTTACTACAACCCAAACATTGATCAAAGATTTAACAATCTGCCTGATGTGGAAGAAGAAGATTATTTTGAACGTATTACGTTTATGTTTTTGATCTTTGGGATTCACATTACTTGGTTTTGAAAACAACACTTGAATTGATTTTTGAGAAGCACAATGACTGGGTTGGTATTGTGTGCTCTTTTGGATGCAATAGATCAACTGCCGAAGATATTGTGCAGGAATGTTACATCAAGCTTGACCGACTAATAAAGTCAGGAACAGATTTTATGTACAATGAAACAGAGATTAATCACTTTTACGTTTTTAGAACTTTGAGGTCAATGTTTATAGATCTAAAAAGAAAAGAAGCGAGAGCAGGGTGGGTAGACATTGAACGTATATCAAGCAAAAGCTTTGACAGGATGGTTTCAGATTACGAACTTGATATATCAGAGAAGTATGAAGAGATTCAAAAAGAACTTAAATCAATGCATTGGTACGATCAAAGAGTTTACAGTTACATTGAAGGTGGAGAAAGCATTGCAAGTCTAAGTGAAAAAACAGACATCAGTTATTATTCTTTGTACAATACATACAAAAACGTAAAGAAAAAACTTAAAAAGAAACTATGAAACTTGGAGACTTAATTGCAAAAATCACAAAGTTCTTTTATATCGATAGATTCGTAAAGTGGCTTGTGGTTGATATGCTTGGCTACGAAAGTTGTGGCTGTGAGGAAAGACAAAACAAATTAAATGAAATTAAAATTTTCTGGAATGACACAGATGAACGAAAATGAACACAACAAGTTTGCTGAAATAAAAAAGACTGGTTTCACAAAAGGAAATCAAGATGATGTTTCAAAATTCATAGCAAACCTTCACGCAAAGTATTTTAATCACACCTTTTATTTACCCTGTTCTTGTAGCCCAAAGACTTGGCAAACTTGGATTGATGAGTTAAATGTGATTCATAGGAATGGGACTGGATCGGATTCATAGCTTTGAACAGGCTGTCGTTACCCTTCTCAATTTTGATGACTGGGATTTGAAGTGGACCGGGGAGGGCTACGATAGTTGTGATGCTGTTGGCAAGACACCGAAAGGAATTACTTGTGCAATGGAAATGAAGTTCAGGACAACTTGGTATGAAACGAAGATGCTTGAGGTTTACAAGTATGATCGTATGATGGAAATGGATGTCGAAGCAAGATTCTATTTTGTAAATGATCCGAAAGGACATTACATATTCTGGCTTGACAATCTTAAGTTGCCAAAAAAAGAAACTTTATACTGCCCCGGAACAACATTATGGACAAGCAAAAAAAAAGATAAAGATGTTTATTTACTTCAAGAAAAATCAGCTTCATATAGATTAAGTTATTAAAATTTTTTTATATTAGCTGAATGAATAACGATGAAAAATTAAACTATCACAAAAAAATAGATGCGGTTTTCGATGCAGAGTTGGATTCCGATCTTGCGCTTATTCTCGCTTTGATTGAGAAATGGACAACACAAAAGCCAGACAGTAAACCTATCTTGAAATTGAGAGATGCATTTATACAGGTCTACTCAAAGATTCACACTCTAAGAATGGAAAGGGAACTTGCATACAAAGCAATGTCTCAGTACAGATCCGATAAACTTCGTGCGGTTGAACGTGCGAGAAAAGCTGAAGAAAATGACAAATAAACAAATGATTGATTTTTATAATGAAATGAGTGCAAAAGATCTTGAATACTTTTTAAACTTGACAGTCCAAAGATTGGTTGTTCCAAGAGCAGAGGATGAAGGAGTTTGCTGTGAAGAAGTTGATATGATCACATTGAATGGAATATATTTTGATGTAGTCACAAAGCCGTTTTTAGAAATATGTTTACAAAAAAAAGAAAAAGATGAATAATATAAAGTTACTAAATGGAGAAGTTTGGAATGAAAAAAAGATACTTCTCGAAATGCGAGATGATAATTTCTACTATGATTATCTTTCAACAGAAAGAGTGTTAAGTAAATCTTCAATAAGCGGATTGATACCACCAAAAAGTGCCAAAGCTTGGTACTATGGAACAGGAAAGAAAAATAGTGAAGCTGCTTTCAGGGCAGGAAGTTTGTTTCATTGGGCAATACTTGAGCCTGAAAAGTACGAGGACGTTTATTTTAGCAAGTACAAAACAAGAAGGGCGCAGGCATTTAAAGATGAAAGACAAAAAGCCGGAAAGGAAATATATACAGAAGCTGAAAGAAGCTTTAATCAAACCCTTGTATCAGAGTTTACTGTGAACAAAAAAGCAATGCAAAAGCTTTCGAACTGTCAAAGTGAGGTGCCATTAATTGGCAATTTATTTGGCCTTCCCTTTCGTGGAAAAGCTGATCTTATTTCAGATGATGGAAGAATGTATGATTTAAAAACTTGCGGAGACCTTGAGGATTTCCCAAAAAGTGCTTACGCTTATGCTTATGACATTCAGGTTTACATTTATTGTGAGTTGTATGGAGCCAAGCCTGAAGATTTTGAGTTTCTTGTAATTTCAAAGAACACATATGATATAGGATTTTATCCGGTTGACAAAAGCTTCTATGATCAAGGAAAAGAAAGGCTACAACTTGCTTTAGAAGTTTATAATGCAATATTCCACGAAAAGACAGATGAGCAGATACGAGAAACCCTAAACGAGATAACCTACGAAAACAAATTATATTCATTAAAAAAATACAGCAATGTTAAAAGCACCTAAATTAAAAAAGAAGTTAACCAAAAGTTCTGCTCTTTCACAATATGAAGCACAGCAAATTGCAAGAAGAATTAAAAAGCTGACAGATATTGATGTTTTTAAGAAAACAAGAAGGCAAGATTGCGTTTACGTACGATCAGTTTTTAATCACACTTTGAGCAAGGTTTTTGGTTGGGGATTGTCAAGAATAGCAATGCTTTATAAAGCTAATGGCTACAAGCAATATGATCACGCTACTGTTTGGCATTCTTTAAATATGTTTGATCTTTATATTCAGTATGAGCCAACCTTGATGAATTTGTATGAAACAGTCGCAACGCACACAAAGAACAAAAATGCATTAAGGATTTTGATACACAACAAGTTGAAAGGTTTGGCACCGGAGCAATTGGAAGCAATCAACACCTTGACAGATACATTTTATAAAGAGAACGAAGTATGATACCACAACAAATACATCAGATATTCTTTTCTTTTAACGGATCAAAGCTTGAGGACTTTCCTTTATTTCAGCAAAGCATCACAAGTATGAAAGAGAAAAACCCAACGTTTGATTGTTTGGTTTGGACTGAAAAAGGGGTTGAAGAATTAATCACAAAGCATTATCCTGAATTTTCTGAGTTTTACAAATCTCTTGATTATGACATAATGCGTCACGACTTTGCAAGAATGGTTATCCTTCATCGCTTTGGAGGATTTTATGTAGATATGGACAACGTGGCTTTAAAAAGTTTTGAGCCATTAACAGAATACAAGATGGTTTTGAGCAGCATCAAGCATATCAAACCAAAACACAGAGAATTTGTTATCAACGACTTTATGGGCTTTAAACCAAAGCACCCTTTAACATCTTATTATTTGAATCAATGTCAAGAAAACTATTTGCAGAAAAAGTCGATTGATGTTTACAGAGAATGGAAAGTAAGATTTGTAACGCAAACAACTGGACCGAAGTTCTTCTCAAGGCTTCTCAAGAAATACTACCCAAACTACACACCTATGCAACTTGCATATATGAACACCAAAGACACCTTGCAGAAATATTGGAAGGATGATAATTTGGAATTAAACAAAGAAGATTATTACTTTGAGGAAAAATTTGCAGGTTCGTGGATTAAATCAATGATATGATAAAAAAAGTAAACATTTCAGAAGTAAAGAAAAACCCTGACAATCCAAGATTGATCAAGGACTACAAGTATCAAAAGCTTGTAAGGAGTTTAAAAGACTTTCCAAAGATGCTTGAATTAAGGCCTATTGTCGTAAACAAGGATATGGTTATACTTGGTGGCAATATGCGTTATCGTGCGAGTATGGATGCCGGACTCAAAGAAGTTTGGATTAAAATTGCAGAACTTACACCGGAACAAGAGAAAGAGTTCATCATTAAAGATAATTCAAGTTTCGGAGAATGGGACTGGGACACACTTGCAAATGAATGGGATATTCAGGATTTAAAAGAATGGGGGTTGGACTTGCCAACTGTATATTTTGATGATGATGAAGAGCCAAAGTTTGATGAAGAAGAATTATCTCAGGAATTAGATGCGTACATAAACGCAAATATCAAGCAAATTGTGTTGCACTACAACACGGAAGATTATGAAGCTATGATGGAAAACCTTGAAAAATTAAAGGAAAAGGAATCTGCCGAGGATAATAGTGCGTTGGTAAAAAAGCTGATTGATGAAAGGCTTTCCTAAAATATTTGTTCCAAGCTTAAACAGAGAAGATGGACTGAAGGTTGTTGATCTGATTGATGGGCTTCCTTTTATCGTTTTGCTTCACGATGAAGAACAGCTTGAGAAGTATCAAAAGAATTACCCTGACCTTGAGTTTGTTGTTACAAACATACCACTTGGGGATCACGCAATGATCAAAACAAGAAACTTTGTTTACGACAATCTTGTGGAAGATGGCGAATGGTTTATGTTTTTAGATGATAACAATGACAAGATCACAAGGGTTGATGATGACCATTATGGATTTCAAAGCCTTGATGTAAAGTCAGACAAAAAATTTCAAGATGTTTATTCAACTGAATGTACATTGAAAGAAATTGCACCACTTATCTTGAGAGACATTTCACTTGCGGAAAGAACAGGTGTCAGGCACATAGGATTTGCACCAAACCCAAACTATTTTTTCAGGCCAAAGAAATATGGAAACATAGGTTACTCGAAAGGAAATGCTACCATCACTAAAAAGAATGGACTGCGATGGGATGAAAACCTCAAGTCAATGGATGATTATAGCTTTTCTGCTCAACATATTGCAAAGTATGGAAGGTTGCTTTTAAACTATTTTATTTGCTTTCACAAAAGTCATTATTCAAAGGGAGGAATCGGCACTCAAGAAGAAAGACTTCCAATGAAGCTTTATGATTGCAAATACTTGATTGAAAAATATGATGGCCTTCTGCGTTATTCAAATAAGAAGGGTGCAATAAAAAATTCTGATTTAGCATTTCGCATCCGGAATATGGATTCAATAAAAAAGTGGAGAGCAAGGTTCTATGAAAAGATTTGATTTAGAAAGAAAGGAAGTTGATATTGCAAAATTCAAAAAGAGATCAGCATACTTGAGTGATGTAACAAATGTGATCAAAGAAGATTGCATCATATATTCAGACGGAACTCCAGTTATCCTTTACAGTACATTACCATCAAAAGAAACTTCTCACTTGCGGTGGGCTGTCAAGAACACAAACTTCATCACAGGAAAAAGAACAAGAGGATTGGCACACACAAGCAGAACCTTTGGCTTTGCACCAAGGATTGCAATGCGACAAGATTATTGCCATTCATCATCTTATGCTTATGATCAACCCAAGCATCATTATGTTGTTTCAAAGTTTTCTGAAAAACTGTCAAACATCTATCAAAAGTACTTCCCGAATGTGTTTGAAGATCATAGCGAAAAAGTAAAAGAAAAGATCAAGCCTGAATGGAAAATTGCAAACACACCATTCACAAGCGGAATCATAAACAAAAACAACCCATTAAAATACCACTTTGATCAAGGAAACTTCAAAGGAGTGATGTCGAATATGATTGCATTCAAAAAAGATGTTACCGGTGGCCATCTTGTAATTCCCGAATTTGACATAGCACTTGAGATTGCAGATAACTCACTCACGATCTTTGATGGTCAGGACATTCTTCACGGAGTTTCAGGATTTGATCGGGACAATGATATGGGTTACAGATATACAATCGTTTACTACTCCTTAGAACAAATGTGGAAGTGTGAACCAATTGATGATGAGGTTGTCAGAATTCGACAGGTAAAACACGAAAGAGAAAAGAAAAGACTTGATCCTGAACATTTAGATGTGTTGAAGAAAAGGAGAGATGAACTGCAAGAGCATTCAGACAAAGAGATAGCACTTAACAGAATAAAGAATGAACAAAATCGAACATAAAAAAAAGGCATTACTCGAAGCATTAGAGAAAAGCTTAGGAGTTGTTACAACAGCTTGTAAGCAAGTTGGCATTGGTCGAACAATGTTTTATGAGTATTTGAAAGATGAAGAATTTAAAGGTCAAGTCGATGATCTTCAGGATGTAGCTTTAGACTTTGCAGAAAGTCAGCTATTCAAACAGATACAAAAAGAAAGTACCGCAGCGACAATCTTCTACCTTAAAACCAAAGGAAAGAAAAGAGGATATGTTGAGAGACAAGAAATAACTGGAGGGGATGGATTACCCAACGACATTACAATCGAAATTGTCAAAAGCAAAGGTCAGAACAAATGAGGTCTGTCAGCATCTTCTCGATAGCAACAAAAAGATAGTTGTTGAGCAAGGTGGGACAAGGTCAGGAAAAACCTACAACATTCTTGTTTGGATCATTTTCCATTATGCACCAAAGAACAGAGGCAAGACAATAACGATTTGTAGGAAAACTTTCCCTGCGTTGAGGGCATCAGTTATGAGAGACTTCCTTGACATCTTAAAAGATCAAGGTATGTATAGGGAAGAATACCACAACAGATCATCATCAGAGTACATCTTATACAATAACCTTGTTGAGTTTATTTCTTTGGATCAGCCACAAAAGGTCAGAGGAAGGAAGAGAGATTTGCTTTTCATAAACGAAGCCAACGAATTGTTTTGGGAAGATTGGCAACAATTAATATTCAGGACAGAGGGAAGAATCATAATTGACTACAACCCATCTGATGAATTTCATTGGATATACGACAAAGTAATTCCAAGAGAAGATGCAGACTTCTTTCAAACAACATACGAGGACAATCCTTTTTTGTCAGATACAATCGTTAATGAGATTGAAAGGTTAAAAGAAACAGATGAGCAATACTGGCAGATATACGGACTTGGAGAAAGAGGTGCATCAAGGTCAACTATATTCCGATATATCGAAGTGGAGAAAATCCCTGAGAAGGCTTCTTTTTTATCCTATGGAATGGATTACGGATATACCAATGATCCTACAACCTTGGTAGGAGTTTGGATTGATGAGTACAATTTGTACGTAAAAGAGTTTCTGTTTCAGCGTATGATGACCACAATAGACATTCACAGGTTCTTTCAAAAAATGCAAATAGACAGGCAACCAGTCTTTGCAGATTCCGCAGAGCCAAGACTAAATGATGAGTTGCGGAGAATGGGTTGGAATGTAAGACCAAGTATTAAAGGAAAAGATTCTGTAAACGCAGGTATTGATCTGCTCAAGAGATACAAGATACACCTTACAAGCGGAAGCGAAAACTTAATATCAGAGTTCAGAAATTACAAATGGCGAGAAGATCGTAATGGCAGGGTCTTAAATATTCCAGAGGATAAGGCGAATCACACCACCGATG